ATTGCTGGTGCTATAGATAGATTTATTAAGGCTTGTAAGGCCGATAATATTTGGGACTCCATTCGATCATCGTGCATTCTCGCTGGCGCTCGATCATTGAATGGGGCTCTGGTTCCAATAAAGAATGAGGGGCCAGAACTGTGGACAGAGCAGACGCCGACCATCAACGATGCAGACGGGTCTGCGGCTGAGTGGAATGCCGCTACGCTGACAATGTCGAACACGTCACCGACGACTGCGATCATTCGTCCTCGCTTTGATTTCAATGTTGGCTTTGAGAACGGAAAGCAATATCGCTTATCTGGAAGACTATCTGGCGATTTAGCAAGCATTCGCAACAGTGTATTCAGAATGGGCAACACTGGAACAAGCATTGCCTTTGACCCGTCTAGTGGTTTGTTTGATGCTATAGGCACGGCGTCAGGCGGTATACTCCCGCTCTTGTTTACGTTTGACGGTAGCCTTGGGCCATTCTCAGTCACCATCGAATCGCTCTCAATCCGAGAGGTGATCGATGACCCCGTCAACTCTCCTGTCGGCAACGGATTTGTGAGCGGCGACTACAGCAGAACCGCTGGGCTCAAAGGGGATGGGACTTCGTACATTGATAGCGAGCGGGCGACCAATGCCGACCCTACTTCGTCGATGCACCTTGCGGTGTATCCAACTGCAATAGGGACGACTACCTTGCGGGCGGCAGGCTCATACGCTCCTGCTGAGTCAGACGAAGTGTTAATAATGAGTGGAGATGTTAGATGCAGAACGCGGGACACAGTCAGTAATGTCACGGTTTTGGCAGACGCAATATACGGGGTTTCTAGAAGCAGTAGCACAGAATGGTACGCAAGAGGTGGGCAGAGCAACTTCGCTGGCACAACTGGTGTTGCAGCAAGTGCAAACAGCCGCAATATGTTTATATTTGCGTACAATAACGACGGGTCGCCTTTTGGCATTGCCAACGCAACCCTCGCCTTCTATAGCATCGGCACATCGCTTGGCACTGATCCAGCAGTCGGCCTTGCCGACCTAGACACCGCCGTCACAAACCTCATGGCCGATATAACCTTCTTTTTCAATACTGGTTTAAATCCAGCAGATTATGATACTGAGACAGTGCGATACGTTAATGCGGGTTATGCCGCAGGAGGAACATTAGAATGAGCGTAAAAAAAAGAGTTAAAGCAATAGACCGCTTTATAGCTGGATGTAAAACTGATGGTATATATGACGATCTCAATGCTGCGTGTATAATGGCGGGATGGGATGGGCTTGCTGGTGCGTTGACGCCGCTGGTTGGGGCTGCGCCAACGAATATCGGGTTCCTTGATGCCGACCTTGACCGTGGCATTGGGTTGAAGGGCAACGGGAGCAGCAAGTACCTAGACAGCAACCGTGCAAACAATGTTGACGTCCAGAATGATAGCCACAACTCGGTCTACGTTTCATCGCCAAACACATCTGGGATAGGAGGCTATGCAGGAGCGGACGAGGGGGATAGCGGCTGCAACAGGATTATCGTAAACACATCGACAGGTTTTTTGTTCACTAAAAACCGTGCTTCCTCTGGCTACTCAGGAGAATCGCAGGCATCACTGGCTGGATTTGTTGGCACATCCAGAGATGACTCGTCGTCGTTTTTTACAAGGGCCGACAGCGCAAACGTGGAAACAGAAGAATCTTCTGGCGCACCAGCGTCCGAAAACCTGCATATCTTTAACAGGTCGCCGGGATTTTCTAACTACACAGACGCCACCCTCTCCTTCTACTCCATCGGTTCGTCTCTCGGCTCTGACCCAGCCACCGGCCTCGCCGCTCTGGACGCCCGCGTGTCAACGCTGATGGCTGATCTGCGAGCCATCGAAGAATCTGACTTCGACGCCGATGCTTTAACATACATAAGAGCAGTCGAAGCGGCCGATGGAGCATATCTTGAGACTGACGTTAAGGTGGCCATAAATAAGCTAGTTGTTGGCCTTAAATTTGATTCGCTTTGGGACTCTATAGTCGCTAGCTGTTTGCTTTGCGGACCTAGAACGCTGGCGGGGGCACTGGTGCCGCTGCGGGAATATGGGCCGGAGTTGTGGGACGACCCCAATCCGAGTTTCATCGTCAACTCTGACGGGTCGGCCGGAACGTGGGATGCCGCGACAAACACAATGTCCAATGCTGCGGTTTCTACATTAAATACCAGACCTCGCTTTGATTGGGGCACGGCACTCCCAGCAGGGAAGACCGTCCGTATCACTGGGCGATTTTCTGGCGACGTGTCGCACGTTTACAGAATCGCAGCCGGTGCCGCAACTGTTGCATATCAGAACGACATAAACCCTGACGGTTCTTTCGCTGCGACGGTTGTTCCGACAAGTTCCGCACTTTACATCTACATTGACGGCACACTCGCCCCCACCTCCGTCACCATCGAATCGCTCTCAATCCGAGAGGTAGTCGCCGCCCCAACGGCCGAAGGCGGCTGGGCGTCGGGCGATTACGACAGGGCGACCGGGCTCACCGGCAATCCGACTGCGAGCCTCTATCTGGATAGCAGGCGGGCGGGCGACGACGATCTTCAGAATGACAGGCACAGGGCTGCGTATGTCACTGTCACGCCGTCACTTGCGTCAAAAGCGTATATGGGGCACACCAACGGCACAAACCAGTTCGACGACATTTACCATGCGAACGGCGTCTCATACATTCGCTCTATGACTACAGGACCCGCCTACAACGGGACTACCGAGACAGGCTTTATTGGGTACTCCAGAGACTCATCGGCAACTGTAGACTTCGAGGTCTTCTCAGCGTCAGCCACCGACGCCGCATACACATCGACCACACCGCTGACAAGCAACGTACTTGTCTTCGGGTCGAACGAATCTGGTGGACCGGGCAGATTCACCGACGCCACTATCGCCTTCTATTCAATCGGCACATCATTAGACATTGCCAAACTGGACACTCACATCAGTTCTTATGTCACCGCCATCGGAGCCGCACTTTAATATTTATTTTTATAACAGGAGAATAAACTATGCCAGATATAGATACAGAACCAGTAGTTTTACCAGAGAACCCAGAAACTCTCGCTGAACTACTTCAGTATTTACCTTTACCATATGAATATGCTAAAAAATATGCCTGCGTATTTTCAAAAGAATTAGCAGATAGATTAATAGAAGTTCAAGAACAAAACCCAAAGAAATTTAGGGTCACACCTAGAGAGTTAACTGATTCTAGATGGATGATAAGAGGGGCCATTTTAAGTGAAGTGCCCAACGGTCTTTATTCTGAGAATTTTGCTAGATTAGACTCGCAAAGATTTAACGAAATTTATATGGTGCCTTGGGAAGAGGCTGTTGCATTATTTCCGCCTCCACCTGATCTGAATCCAGAAGAGGGGGTTTAATATGCCATATGTTAGTGTTTCTCCTCAATATGCTGAACAATTAAGTCGCGGGATAATGAGACTTTTAAGACCGTCTCATTTGCGTGACGACAATTGGACAGATTTGTATTGTGGTATTGTTACTCATCCCACCACTGGTGAAACTGCACTTAATTTACCAGAAAATGAAACTGTGCCAATTCATGCACAGGCCGATGGGGCCGAGTTATCAGCACTATTAAATGTTTTTGTTGAAGATGGGTCATTAACGCAAGAAGAAGCAGATGGTATTGGGGTCGCCGTGCGACTTAATGCAGGAAAGAAGGTTAGTGTTATTGACTTTATTCCCCCAAGCTGGCAACCATATGTGTATACCTATGAGGAAATGGAAGAAAATGGCTGGTGGGCCGTAAATGAAGAGGGCGTTTAATGGCTATTAATATACCAAGTTCTGTGTTTGACACATATAATGAGGCCGTTCTTTTTTTTGCTAGGACGGCCACATTAATATATCCAGAAAAAAGGGAAGATTGCCCTAATTGTAGGATAGACACTCTTGGTACAAGAAATAGATCTGTCAGTGTTTATGTTCCGGGCGGTCCTTACCCTTTTGAAAGAGGAATGCCGTGCCCCTATTGTAATGGTAAGGGATATAAGGCTGTTGAAACCACCGAAGAAATAACCACAAGAATTTATTGGAATAGAAAGTTTTGGGTCGATGTTGGTATTCCGATAGATATTGCTGATGGGGCCATTCAAACAATATCATACATGTCTGATCTGCCAAAGATAGAGAGATGTAAATATCTAGTGCCAAACTATAATGATATTGAGAAGTATGACAATGGCAGATATCAAAGAAGTGGGGCCTCCTATCCACAGGGTTTTAAGCAGAATGAAACTAAATATGTTGTGACCTTTTGGAAGCGGGCCAATGCTTAATATAGCTTTATCAGAATCAGATGCGGCAATAACAAAGAAAATATATGCGGCCCTAGCAAAAGAATTAAACTTATATTTAATACAAAAAACTCCAAAGGTTATGGAGAGAGTTAAGTCGGATATTGAAGCGGCCCTTTATGGATGTCCAGAAATTCAATCACTTAAAAATGGGCGACTAAAGGCCGACTTTGGTTTAACTTCTGATCCAACGGGCCCAATAGTAAGTTCAATACTCAGCACACTTAACATAAAAACTGAAAAGGTATCAGCAGCAACAAAAACATTTAAGGGCGGCTTCACACTAACAATGCAGCCAAATGACTACTCCAACATACTTTCTTTATCTGCCTCCAAACAAATAATACAGGGAGGATCAATTCCGTGGCTTAAGTGGCTTTTAACATTGGGCGATTCAATTATTATAGCTAATTTTGGCGTCGAATATGGGCCATTTGGTAGAAGTGGAATGGCCAGAATGACAGAGAAACAAAGACCATTTAAAGTAAACAGTGCGTTTTCTGGTACTAATAGTGATAATTTTATAACCAGAGCTTTATCAACAAATAAAACAACAATAGAAAAATCCATAGTTAAGGTGCTAACATAATGGCTGGTGGACCACATACACAATTAGCAAATTTAAGAAACGCACAAGACCCAACGCTGTCTAATGTGCTTTTGGATAATTTTATTTATTTTTATGATTGGGGCTTTCTTGATAGGGGCTCATTTTACAATATCACGATTCCTCAATCGGATATATATGGTGGAGATAGGCATAAATTAAGATCTGCTACTGACCCCAATTATAGCGATGGGCAAGTTTGGGAAGCATACAGGAAAAACTGGGTTTGGGAGAGTGGCATATCGGCCACCACAGAACAACCAATTCAAATATCTGGCGTTTTTGTTGATGATGTTTTTTACGCTACCGGTAATACAACAAAGCCCTTTTATATCGACTACACAGATGGTAAGATTATTTTTGATTCTGCCCAAAGTACAACAAGCGATGTAGAATTAGAATATAGTCACAAATGGGTCGAGGTAATACCGGCTGAAGGTGTTCCGTTTTTTAGGGAAATACAGCAGGGCTCGTTAAGAAGTGAGGAAAATTTTCAAGTTAGCAACTCTGGTGGATGGGCACAACTTGGACAGTCAAGAGTGCAAATGCCCGCAATCGCTATAGAAGTTGTTCCAGCAAGAAGTCTAGAGCCGTACCAACTTGGCGGTGGTCAATGGGTTAATAACGACATAATATTTTACGTTGTCTCGGAAAACCATTGGGAGTGTGCGAATTTAGTAGATAGTATTCTTTATCAGAATGATAGAACTATACATTTATTTGATCCAACTGCTGTAGCTATATCTGGTGTTTTTCCCTTTAATTATAGGGGTGAACTCAACGAAAACGCAATACCCAGCGGCTTATACCCAAACATGATTGATGACTTCTTTTATCGTAGGTGCCATATTTATGATTCTAGGGGCGATGATATAAATCAAATTAGCCCAGATCTATATATCGGTACTGCTAGATGCTCAACTCAAGTTAAAGCAATATAACAAGTTTTTTGTGTATAATAATGTGCCTTTACCAGAGGATCAACTTAATATAGGAGAAATATAATGGCAGTTAATCAGCGTATATTTTATGCTTGCCAAGCTGTTGCTATTGCACCAAACGGAACTGACACTGTAACATCAAACCATGTTGTTCATGGTGTGCAAAGCGTCGGTATGACTTCAAGTTTTACACTTGATCAGATTTTCGAACTTGGCCAGCTTGAGCTTTATCAGAATGTTGAAGAAGTAGCCGATATAGAAGTTACTTTAGAAAAGGTAATTGATGGCTACAAGCTCATTTTCGATTTAGCCACTGGTGGTACTTGTGAGATGGATCTTGTTTCTGCTGCAAAGGCAAAATGTGATGTCTATGTTGCTATTTATGATGACGGATTATCACACGCTACCGGTGTGCCACGAAATGTTTGCATGAATTCTGGCATGTCAGTAAGTTCTGTTAGTTATAGCTATAGCATTGATGGTAATGCTACTGAGTCTGTAACACTAGTTGGTAATGATAGATTCTGGAATAATGACGCTATTACTAAAACCCCAAGCACAATTTGGACCGGTAATCCATCATCAAATATTGATGGAACCGACACTCCAAAATCTGGCGTAGTTCGTAGAACTAATGTTCTAATTGATCAGTCAACACTACCAGCAGAGGTGATCACTCAGGGTGATCCAAACAATATTGTTGGCAATGGTAGCGGTCTACATATCCAGAGTATTAGTGTAAGTGCTGATTTCGGTCAGGACAGCATTCAGGAACTCGGTAGATTTGGGCCTTACACCCGATATGCTACGTTCCCAGTTGAAGTAACCACAGAATTTGAGGTTATTGCAACTTCTGGCGATCTGGTTAGTGTTTCTGGTAATGCTCCAAATCTTCAGAATAGAGGTATCGTAATTAAGGATACTGCTGGCACTGTTATAAATTGTGGCACTAAGAATAAGCTAACATCAGTTTCTTACTCGGGTGGAGATACTGGTGGTGGCAATGCTACTATTACATATTCTTATTCAACCTTTAATGATTTGAGGGTATGTGGAGGAACTATACACACTTAGGATTTGAATGGACGAAATATTTTACGAAAAATTATTGTATCGAATATTACAAGGTCGTCTAAGAATAAGATTTGGCGACCTTGTTCTATATATTTATGAGCCCTCTAAAGATCTTATAGAGGAATCTTTCGATGTATATGATGATGCTTATCATAAGGCTTATTTTGGCGGGGTTCCAATCAAGAGCGAACTAATGCAAACTCTCATAGATAATAATTTATGGAGCCCACTTGACGATAGAGAGGCCGACAAATTAGAAAAAGAAATAGAAGAATTAAAAGTTGATGCCTATAAGAATTTCTATGATAAAAGGTATTTGAATACCATAAAAATAAACATAGCAAGAATCAACAAGTCTTACATAAAATATAAAACCAAAAAAATGGCACTAGACCATACTTCTTGTGAGGGTGTCGCTAATTTTTCTAGATGTCTTTGGCTAATATCAAAAACAACATTTACGCAAGATAAAAATCTATATGATTGGAGTGAATACACCCTATCTTCAGTTATGGAAACATATAATGAAGAACAAATTACTTCTGCCCAATTTAGGAAGATAGCCAGAACGGACCCTTGGAGGTCTATGTGGAATACTGGTAAAAAGCAATCTAATTTATTTGGGCGACCATCCTTTGAGCTAACTAAAGATCAATTATCGTTGTCATCTTTCTCTACTTTATACGATAATGTTTATGAGAGCCATGATTGTCCACATGATAAAGTTATAGAGGATGATGATTGTCTAGATGGTTGGCTCATCACCCAGAAAAGAGAAAGTGATAAGAATAGAACACAAAAGGAGGTTGACGCATTAACAAAAAATAGCAAGATAGCAAATTCTCAAGAAGTTTTTGTAATGGCTAGGAATGAAGAGGCCGCACAAGAAATATATAATCTTAACAACCCAATGGCTAGAAATGTAATTAAACAAAGAAATGAACAAATAAAAAATGAGGGTAGTGTTAAGTTTACGGAGTTGGCTGACGTTAAACAGGATATAGCTATTCAAAGCCACCAACAGGCATTTAGTAACATTAAAGGAAAGGTAAGATGATGGATAATGATTTTTTGAAAGAGTCTTTAAATCTTAAATTTGCAAGGGAATCGAGAAATAAAGAAGTGTCTAGAGATAAACTATTTAAGGTTGCAAAAAAGAAAATACAAACAACAATGATAGGGGCCCTATCAACAGTAGAAGAGAGTTTTGGTTTTCTTTGGGCTATGGGCTTACCAGAAGAAGAAAAAACAGAAGAACAAAAAAAAGTACAAGAACTTTATGAAGAAGCGAGGGCGAAAATATTAGATAGAGGAAATACACAGATAAGGAATTTAGAGTCTGAGTTCGTTAACTATGATATCAACAGAAAAAAATACCTCATTAATTTACCAATGATAAAAGAAGGAGAGGCTAGAGATGACGGATAAAAACAAAGACAAAGAAAGAATAGTTGAGAGTGTTGACGATGAAAATAACCCAGTAAAGGTTATCGTTAGAAGGCCAACACCAGAAGACTATAGAGATTCGCAGATAGAATATAACAAGGCGTTTAGAGAGGCTCTTGATTCTGGTGCCCTTCTTCGTCAGAGGTTGACGGATTACATGCGAGAGCAGGGCATATGGAACGATGAGAAACAGAAAAAGAATGATGAGTATGTAGATAAGATCAGAGCTAAAGAAGATGCCCTAAAGGGTGGTGGTATTAAGCTTTCTGAGGCTAGAGAAATTGCTATTGAACTCAAAAAGCTAAGATCTGAATTTCAGTCGTTTTTAGCTGAAAGAAATGCTCTAGATTCTAACTCAGTAGAGGGTCAGGCCGACAACGCCCGCTTTTCTCATCTTGTTAGATTGTGCATCCTAAATAATGAAACAAGACAGCCAATTTTTCATGATCAAAAACAGTACGACGCTGTATCTGATCAACCTTGGGTGATTGAGGCTTCTTCGCAGTTGGCTAATATGATTTATGGTCTTGATCCAAAATATGTTGACAATCTTGAAGAAAACAAATTCCTGAAAGAATTTAAATTTGTTAATGAAGATCTTCAATTTATTGACAAAGAGGGTCACTTAGTTGACGCAGAAGGAAGATTAATCAATGAAGATGGCCGATATATAGCCTATAGAACTGAAGAGGGCCGAAAGAATAAAGACCCAGACGATGTTTACTTTGTGAACAGAAAGGGTGAAGAGGTTGTCTGTATAACAAATGAAGACGGTGAAGAAGATTGGGTTAAACTAGAACTCAAAGAAAGAAAGCCGTTTTTAGATGATGATGGAAAACCAATTGATAACTTTTCTTCTGCCCCAAAAAACGAAGAAACAGAAGAGGTAAAATCAACCAGAAAAAAGAGGTCAACAAAAACGGAAGCAAAGACAACATAATTGTGTATTAAAAATACGAGGACTTACAGTTGGGGGAAACTTTTTATAGGGGGTTTCCCCTACTTTTTTAAAAAATGGAGCAAAGATGGCACAGAGGTTTGACCTTACAGCGCAGCTACAACTACAAGCCCCCACCAACACAAGACAAGTAGTAAATCAAATAAGACAGCAGTTACAGGGCGTTAATGTAAATGTTGATGTTCAGGCTAACGCTAGGGCTGTTCAACAGGTAAATCGCTCTCTGCAAAATACTAGCAAGCAGGCTAATAACGCTTCTAGATCTATTGGAACTTTAAATAAAAATCTATCTGAAGCCGCCCGTAGATTCGGTATTATAACACTAGCAACTGGCACAATGCTTTCTTTTGCTCAGTCCGTAAAGAAGGCCGTCAGGGAAGCTGTAGAGTTCGAAAGAGAGCTTGTTAAAATTTCTCAAGTTACCGGTAAGAGCGTACAGCAATTAAGTAGCTTAACGTCCGAGATCACAAGACTTTCTACTTCTTTAGGTGTTTCTTCTAGTAAATTACTAGAAACTTCTAGGGTTTTAGCTCAAGCCGGTTTTTCTGCTGACGAAACAAGAAAAGCACTTGACATTTTAGCAAAAACAACATTAGGGTCATCTTTTGATGATATAACAAAAACAGTTGAGGGCTCGATTGCCGTATTAAGACAGTTCAGGGCCGAAGCTCTTGCTACTGGCGGTGAAATCAAATTTCTAGAACAGACGCTAGATGCTATTAATAGTGTTTCTAAAAGTTTTGCCGTTGAATCTTCTGACCTTATTGCAGTTATTCAGAGAGTCGGTGGCGTGTTTGCCAGTGCCGGTGGTAGCGTTAATGAACTTATCGCACTATTTACTTCTGTTCGCGCAACAACTAGAGAATCAGCAGAAACTATTGCCACTGGTTTGAGAACCATTTTTACTAGAATCCAAAGAACCGACACTGTTAATCAGTTAGAACAGTTAGGAATTTCTCTAAGAGACGCACAGGGTAGATTCGTTGGTGCCTATGAAGCTGTTCGTAGATTGTCTCTAGGGCTATCTGCATTAGATCCAAGAGATTATAGATTTAGTGAAATTGTTGAAGAGCTTGGTGGCTTTAGACAAATTGGTAAGGTTATTCCACTCATTCAGCAATTTACTGTCGCTCAAGATGCACTTAATGTCGCACAGTCGGCTTCTGGATCAGTAGCTGAAGACGCACTAACAGCACAGCAATCATTAGCTGTTCAGGTCCAAAAGGTTAAAGAAGAGTTTGCCGCCTTGATTCGCCAGTTCGCTGATAGTTCTACATTCAGATCAATAGCGAGTGCGGCCCTACAGTTAGCAAGCGCCTTAATAAAAATTGGTGAAGCTCTGGAGCCCGTATTGCCACTACTTACTAGTCTTCTTGCCCTAAAAATTGGACAAGGTTTAGCACCCGGCTTGGGTGCTCTTCTTGGGTTTGGAGGGAGAAGAAAATATGGCGGCGGTGTAATTAGAAAATTTGCTAGCGGCGGTTTTGTTCCGGGCGTTGGTAATAGTGACTCAGTTCCAGCAATGTTGCAGCCGGGAGAATTTGTTATTAGGAAAAGCAGCGCCCAAAAACTTGGTGCTGAAACTTTGACTGCGATGAATGAAAATCGTTATGCTGTTGGCGGTCTTGTAATTAAAAACTTAAAAAGTGAAGAATTTGCTGGTTTATTTGCTAGACCAAAAGGTGCTGATTCAAGTGGTAAGCCAATAACTATAGCTGGAGATGCTATTTCTAAAGGGGGTGAAAGTTTAAATACAGAAGTCTTAGCTGTTCAAGGTGCTCCAAAATCCTATTTTATTGGTGGAACAGATGAAGAAGCTTTTACTAGTAAGGCTGAATCTATTTTAACTACAGGTATATCTGAAATATTATCTACGATAGTTGGAGATCCATTAGCTGCTTCAGACGCAGCACCAAACGTAATTAGATCTATTGGAGTTTCTGATATAGCTGGAAAGATATTTGAAGGCGTAACAAAAGCAGCAATACAAGACTTTAGAGAAGGTGGGGAAAGAGCGGGTTTTGATATTCCGAGATTTTTAGAGCAAAGCGCACAAGCTGGAACATCTCTACCACTATTATCTAATTTGTTTAATAACGGTGCAGCTTTACCCAATATTGATTATGATAATAAACTAACAGAAAGTTATAACAATAGAGCTTCGTTACTAAAAAAAGCTGCAACTGCTGGGTATTTTGGAAATAATACTAATTTAGTAAAATTTCAAGATCCTATATCTACAGATCAATTAATAAAATCAAAGAAAAGCAAAGAGCTATCTCCAAAAGCAGCAAGAAGATTTGAAGAATTGGGACAAGCTAGAGAGGTTGCTAGAAAAAGAATTTCAGACAAAAAAGTTTTTGAGTTAATAAACAATAGAATATCGGCACAAAGAAAAAACCTTAGAACAAAATTTGCAACTGGTGGTTCAGTTAAAAAGTTTAATGCTGGAGGTGTTGCTAAAGTAAAATCAGCCAAATTTTCTGATTTTAGAGAGATTGAAAATTTTATGAATTCTATATGGGGCAATGGTATTCAAAAACTAAGGCTCAGTGGAGAAAAAATTGGTGCTATGGATTCTTGGCAATTCAAACACCCCAAAGTTGGCTCTATATCACTAACAGGTCAAGAAACGGCCGACCTTTATAAATATTTACAATTGAAACAAAAATCTTTATTAAAAACTAGTGGCTTTAAAATAGATCCAACAGAAGCAATTTTATCTTACAAAACTGATTCTAGCAATATAAATATGGGATTAACAAATAAACAATTAGATAAAGAAACAAAAAGAGAGATATCTGCACTTAAAAAAGTTTCTACTGATAAACTACCAAAAAAATTGTTTTCTGGAATTGGCTCAGTTAGACAGGGCCTTATACGAAACCAAGTTGGTAATGATCTATTAAAAGCAATAGGTAAAACATTCTCTTTACCCGGATTTTTATCTACTAGTTCTGACCGCTCTGTTGCTAAACAATTTGGAACGGGCATGATGTTAGAAATCATGACCAACCCAATGAGAAAGGGTGTGGCAGCAGATAAACATACATCTAGTGACAATGATTCGGAAAAAGAATTTATTTTACCACCCAATTCAAGATTTAAAATTCTAAAGTCAAGACTCAATAAGCTGAATCTCCAACAATTAAATCTTGGTGGCTTAATTCAAAAATTTGCAACTGGTGGTGATGTTGGCACTGATACAGTGCCAGCACTTCTAACGCCCGGTGAATTTGTAATAAATAAATCTTCCGCACAAAGTATCGGTTATACAAATCTTAGCAATATGAACAAAACTGGTGTCGCTAAATTTGCTAAAGGCGGCCCAGTTGGTTTCCAGATGTTTCAAACCGGCGGCAAATCAACAACAATAAGCGGAAATCAACTTAATGATGTAATAAATGGCGGATCTATTACTGTACAGCTTGAATGTTGCGATGATGATAAAAAGAAAAGTGATGATAAAGATGATGCTCAAAAAGATCAAAAAGACAATCTTGATAAGAGTAATACCGCTCTTGGGGCTTTTACTTCTAAAATGGATAAGGTTGCCGGATCTCTTCAGAGTTTTGTTTTTCTTGGTGGTTTAGCTGCTTCTTTAGGTGCTCAGTTTGGCGATTTAAGTGAAGAGACACAAGCAGCTATAGCTGAAACATCTGGTTTTGTTACCGCTGTAGCTGGAACAGCTGGCACTATACTTCAGATGGTATCTAGTGTTTTATCTAGCACGGCTTCTAATACCGCAAATTCTGTTTCAACGGCGACAAATACCGCAGCAACAAACGCTAATTCTGCGGCTCAGTCCAGAGCCGCCGCTACTGGTTCTGGGCTTGCCGCTGGTATAGGTTTGGCTGTTGTGGCTATTACAGTCGTTGCTGCTGCATTCAAATTTTATGCTGCTCAAGCAAGAGCAGAGGCAAAATCTTTAAAAGAAGCTTCTGATAGCCAATTTAAAGCAATACAAGATGGAACTGGTTCTATAAGAGATTTTACTGATTCTATATCGCAGGCCAGTCAAAAAGAAGCACAGGCCGCTGCGCTTGATGCTGGTAGTACTGGGGCATTATTCGCTGGTGCTGGAGGTGCGTCTATTGGCGCCACTATTGGCACAATGATTGCTCCCGGTATTGGTACTGCTATCGGTGCCGTTATTGGTGGTGCTGGCTTTGCTATTGTTGGTGGGCTTGATGCCTATACAAACGAATTAGATAGACAAGCTGATATAGCAGCAAGGTTTGGGGAAGAACTAGAAAGAAGTGCTAATACTTTGGGGTCGTTGGCTCAAGCTCAGGCTAATTTCAAACAGGCACTTAGCGATATTGATATAGAAGAAAATTTAACTCCAGAAGAAAGAGTTTCAAGAAGATTGACGGCACAAGCTGAAGTCGGTCCAACAAACCAATTAGCTATAGCCGAAGCTAATAGGCAATTAGAATTATTAGCTAAAGAAGTTGATAAGCCGGTATCCCAATTAACAAAAGCTGATTTTGAAAAATTTCCAACATTAGCTAATACATATGATTTAGCAACTAAGACTCTTGCGACAGCCACACAGGGTTTGGCCCAAGATGTATCAGAATCAAGGAAAACATTAGCTGAAGCCGCCTCAATAGAATTAACTGGCGATCAAAGTTTTGATGAAGTAATAGCTTCTGGTGGACAAGTCGCACAAGCTTTACAAGCGTCTAGGCAAGCAATAATAGTTGATGCCCAAGCAAGAAGAGACTCACTACAAGCGCAGCTACAGGGCGATATATCTGCTGACAAGCGGGCCCAAATAGAACAACAGATTATAGATACAGACGAAAGACTAAATAGACAATTAAAAGATCAATACGATGGTCTAAAGGCTATGAACGAAGAGGCTAGGAAAAATAAGATAGCCTTAGAGCAATCTATAGCCGCACAAGAGGCGTATCGTCAATCCTTAATGCGTATTATGGATTTCACAAATTCTTTAGTTGCCGCAGAACAACAGCTTAATCAATTTGAAGATAGCTTAAGTAGTATGGAGGCTCTTAATAGTGGTAGGAGTTTGGATTTCTCAACAAGAACGCCAGCCGGATTAGATGATTTATCTCAGGTAGGAGATAGAGGTGCATTTGAACAGGGTATTGATGCGATAGCTCAGAATCTTGGACCAGAAGGACAGAGGTTGGCTGGTATAGTTAAGAACACAAGTAGATTGATAGAAGACGCAAATGCAAATTTGATTAATGTTAGGTTTGACCCAACTGGAGATTTGCCAACAGCTACAGAAGTTCTTAATCAGCTTGGGTTAAGCGAAGCAGATTTAGGGCCAGCTTTTGGTAAGTTTAAAGCCGACTTCACTAAAGCTATGTCTGACGGCATTTTGTCTCCAGAAGATTTTGATGATATATTTGGTCCAATTATTGAAAATGCAGAAAAATCAGCAGAGGCACTTAAAAAGGCGAATGATCTACAGAATAGACAGCTAGACCTTTATGGAAAATATATAGATCAACTTCAAGCACAAAGAGATAAAGAAATAGCAGCAAGACAAAGCGTTGTTGATGCCCAGCTTAAAGGGGCAGAATTAAGGGCTCAAGGTAGAGGCGGCGAGCTTTCAGCATCACAAAGAGCTGGCTTTGCTAGACAGAGGGCTCAAGTTGGTCTTGGCGGTATAACAGACACAACCGGTAGACAGGTACAGGCTGGTAATTTAGCTCAGGTTGCAGCAACGAAAGCGGCTGCAAAAGCAGAGAGAGAAAAAATAGCCCAACTAAAACAATCAACTAATTTTGATAGATTGTCAGCGCAGCAAAAACAGCAGCTTATTGCTAGGGATAAAGAGCTTATCGATATAATAGGTAAAACTTCTGACGAAATAGCTAGAATGTCAGAATCTACAGAAGAGGCCGATGCGGCATTAGAAGCTATTGGCGCAGCAGCAGCTAGGAGAGAGGCATTAGCCGGTATCGTTGAAGATTTTGTCGTTGGTGGTCAGCAAGAAAGGCTTGATATAAATAAAGCGTTTGCTGGCATACAGCAAGCTGTAGCGTCTGGATCTCTACAGGGGCAAACAGATGAGCAAAGAAAAGCAACAGTAGAAATGCTTGACAGACTTGGGGATGTATCCATACCCGGAACAGGAGGAATGTCTGCAAAACAAGTTAAACAAGAACTTGTATTTAGGGACGCCGTAAGACTAGGTTTAGATCCAGCCGTCGCCAAGCAGCTAGCCACACAGACTACAGAAGAACAAAGACTTATACAGGCTTTAGATAGATTGACACAGGTTATGGAAGCTGCCGCTGGTGTACAGGCTCAAGGAAACGCTATGGGTGGACTTGTTTATAGGGCTAATGGTGGAGGAATATTTAAGCCAAAAGGAACTGATACTGTTCCAGCTATGCTTACACCGGGAGAGTTTGTCTTAAGAAAATCCGCCGTTGATAAAATAGGTGTTGGGCCATTAACGTCTTTAAATAATGGCGATTCTAGTATGGTTTATCGCCAATTTGGAGGATCTATTGGTAGAGAAGGTCAACAAGATACTTATGGTTTTGAACAAAATTATCGAGGCGGCACACAGTTTACAGGTCAATCGCCAAACGTAAATATAGCAACGCCAGAAATGCTTAAAAGGGCATTTACTGAAGATATCATGAATATGTCACCTAAAGATCTGCTCGGCGCTATTCGTCAAACAGCCGGTACTGATAGTGAAGCATTCAAAGCTGCTGCTAGATTGTATCGGATGGGTCAACTTACGTCAAATAAAGTTGATATAGAAGGCATGATACTTCCAGCCCAAAAGGTGTTAGAAAATTTAATAGCAAATATTGATATGATTGAAGAGGCTAGCGGTGCTGGAATAACTATTAGAGCGCCTAGAGCCAATGAATCGGTTATGGGTTATGTTAAAAAACTTCAAGGTCTTGATCTAGAAATTCCAATGGAGAGTATGAGACTATTGAATGGTTTTTCTGGCAGAAATACTAAACCGCTCATTGACAAACTAGCAGATTTTCAGGTGCGAAATATACCACAATTTCTAGCCAAAGACATGCTAGGAGTTTTAAGGAAATACAGATTTAACGAGGATGATGAAGACATTACATTTAAGCAATTTAATAAGGACCTTGGTAATGCATCTGGTGGATTTTCTGAAGATCTATTCAATGAAAAACATGGCGCAGTAAGGTTTGGTGCTAGAACAACAATAAGCCCACTAAGTAGACAATACAAAAGAAAAGAAGCCGCCTCTAGAGATGAGACAATTTTGAGATCTTCTGGAATATTTTTTAATAAGGGCGGTATGGTTCCAGATACCGTTCCAGCGATGTTGACACCCGGCGAATTTGTAATGAACAGAGAGAGCGTAGCAAAACACGGAATAGGTTTTATGAAATCGTTAAATCAGGGTAATGTACCGGGATTTAATAAGGGTGGCCTTGTTGGTGGTGGCGGCGTTCAATATAGGCAAAATGGTGGCCAAATAAACGGTGGCGGTGGATCATTATCTGTTGATCCAAGCAGAGTTCAAACTGTTTTTGATAATTTTATTGGCAATTTTTCCGGCGTGTTCGATAATATTGTGAAGAGTTTTAGTGGCTTACAAAATTCACTTACAC